CCGGATGCGGATATTTTTCCCTGTCTGATTGTTCTATGGATACTGCCAGGGAATTTATTAATACTATGCTGGATTTTGCGCTGGAACAGGGAATACCGCTGCTGGATTTTGCACTTAACCGTACCGATGATATAGGACATTACCTATATGCATGTCTCAAACTTCGGAAGTGTGCTATATGCGGTCGAGAGGGTGAATTACACCATGTAGACACAATTGGCATGGGGAATGACCGGAGAAAGGTTGATGATTCGGAGTACCGGAAAATATGTCTATGCCGGCAGCACCATACAGAAGTGCATAACATAGGGATGACAGAGTTCGAGAGCAAATATAAGGTATATGGTATCAAGTTTGAAGATATCTAAGACTAATGGAAAGAATATGAGGAATGTGCATGTTATTAATTTGTACAGAGCATGAAAAGTTAGAAATTATTCGTAGATGTGACTGTGAGTGTGAAGGATGTGTGTTGGGAAATAATTATAAATGCCCTGTTGGTGACTGGAACATAATTACCACAGAAGAGATATCATCCGGTGATGTGACAATGCCAAAACATGCATGGAAGTTGTAGCAATAGAACTTGTACATTTTAAGAGCCGGTATGTTGTACAAAATTAGGGTTTCTGGGAGAACCGGAGAAAGGAGCCTGGATGGAAAGAGATTTTGAAAAAGACATCATAGAGCTGGATGCTGCAATAAAGTCCAACGCGGAACGGGATAATACTTTTACGTTGTCGGTACTGCAACGGGTGAAGGCAATCATGCTGCAACAGAAAGAAAAGCTGAAAGCCTATGAGGATACCGGCCTGGAGCCAGGAGAAGTCCAATATTTAAAAGACAAAAGTGAGCCGAAAATGGTGGTGTGGACACCGGCATATCAATCATATTATTCCGCTGGTGATGAGGCAGAGTGCTTCTGTCCGGTATGCGATTCGGATGTGGTTGAGGATGATGATTATTTTTGTCCAACTTGTGGCCAGGCATTGAAATATCATGATGAACCAGAAAATTAACATTTAACGGAGGATGAAATACCATGACAATTTTGTATAAGGACGAAAATACAGGCATAGAAGCCGGAATAAATGATGATGGTGATTTGTTTTTAGGCGATAATAAAAGCGGTTATAACTTACATGACACCCCTAATAACAGAAGATATGTAGAGCGTGATTTTGTGAGATACACTGGTAAAACATTGGAGTATGGTAAGTCTTGGCGTAAACGTGCGGTTTAAAATTAATATTTCCGGGAGGCCGGAGGAAGGATGATAGTATGGGAAAAACAATAGTTGTTTGCAGTAATGATGATTGTGTTTACCGAGGAGATAACGGAGAGTGCGGGAAAGATATTATTTATCTGGACGATTTAGGCACATGTGAAGACAGTGAGTAAAATTTAGCATTTATGGGGTAGATATATGATAAATAAAACATCTAAATGCATAGGAGAAACAGAAGAATATGCATGCGGATATAAACATGGTTTAAGTGCTGGAATATTCAATACGTTAGATTATCTTGAAAATAATGGACATATAAATGGGTCTGAGTTTTGGGAGTTAAAACAACAAATTGAAAAGCTAATGAGTGAACTGAAATTAGTATCAATGCCAATAGGCTGATACATACAACGGAAATTAGTACTGGTCAGATTGCTAATATGTCACGATATACTTTTTGACCCTGGGCCGGGACCTGTCAAACCTCCTTTACCCGGCCCGAAAGGAGGGATTATTTGAAGAATAAACGAACTGTTAGCGAAGAAGTTCAGGCAAGGGTATATAATGTGCTCCTTGTAGGAAAAGAGAATGCATTGAACCGAGATGAACTGGTATCTAAGACAGGAGAAGAAGATAGAGACATACGAACCGCGATTGAAATGTTAAGACACGATAAGGTGATTCTTACATTGTCGAAAGGGAAAGGTTACTATATACCTCCTGATGATGCACAAGGGCGGCAGGAAGCCTATAAATGGATTGAAAGCCAGAATAGCCGGATAGAGAGCATAAAGGCGGCAGAGCGTGGCGCACAGCTCTTTATAAAAAAAAATAAGAACACTAAAAGAAAAGATACCGGATTTCCTGGGCAATTGAGTATGTTTGGTGCAGGATTATGAGAGACAGTTTTGTAATGTATACAGCGAATATAGACCAAATATCACTGCTAAATATGGAGCAGAGAGGAAATCTGTTTACTGCTATCATGTTATATGCAGCAGACAAGGAACTTCCTCAGATGGATGGAATGACACAAATGGCTTTTAGCTTTATTAAGGCTCAGCTTGATAGAGATAATCAGAAGTACCAGAAGATGATAGAATCCAGAAGAGAAGCTGGGAAACTTGGAGGAAGGCCAAAAGGTAGTGCTTCTTCTGATAAACCGGAAGAAGCAAAAAAAGCAAATGGTTTTTTTGAAAAGCAAACAGAAGCAAAAAAACATGATAATGTAAATGATAATGATAATGTAAATGATAATGTAAATGATAATGTAAATGATAATGTAAAAGATAAAAAAAACTATTGTGTGCGTTTTGAGCAGATGTGGCAAGCGTACCCGAGAAAAAAAGAGAAAGCAGCGGCCTATAAGGCATATAAGGCGCGCTTATCTGATGGATTTTCAGAGGACGAGCTGGAAACAGCAGTTAAAAGATACGCTGATGATTGTAAAAGTATGCACACGGAAGAACGGTATATCAAACATGCGGCTACCTTTTTTGGCCCAAATACGCCGTTTGCGGATTACCTGAAAGGAGATGGAGATGGACCCATTGCAGGAAATGCTCAGCCGAATACAGAAGGAACGCAGACATACAACGATGACTACCTCGAAGGAGCCGGGGAAGGGTTTGATGGCTTCTGATGTCTGCCCCAAATGCCACGGCACCGGATGGATATACTGGTTTGATGACGAAGACCGGGAAAGCGGATATAGATGTGACTGTGGTTTGGTGGAACGACAGATTGCGAACAGGAAATTGGAATTTGCCAATATACCTGAGGCATTTAGAAACCTTGATATCCGTTCCTTCGACCTGGGGGTATACCGGAAGGATGAGAGCCGGAAGGTAATCAGGAATACCGGGGCAGCCATTAAATACTATCTGGATAACCTGGATGAAATGAAAGGCAACGGAATGGGACTGTACCTGTATTCCGGGACCAAGGGGTCAGGCAAGACACGAATGGCCGCAAGCATAGCAAACGAGATGGTCAGTACATACAGGATGCAGGTTAAGTTTGCCGGCTCTATGCAGATTATCAACGAGATTAAGGCCACATGGGATGATAAGGACAGAAGCGAGAGCGACCTGTTAAGAGCGTTATCCACTGTACAGGTCTTGGTGATAGATGATTTCGGAACGGAGATTCCAAAGGACTGGATTGGAGAACGGTTTTACAGCATCATCAATGGCCGGTACCAGGACAAGCTGATAACAATGTACACCAGCAATTTAAGCCTGCAGGACTTGCGATATGATGACAGGATAACCAATAGAATCAAGGAACGTACATTCCAGCTGCCATTCCCGGAAGAATCCGTTAGGGAACTGATAGCAGAGCAGAACCGGAAAGCGCTTATAGAAGGAATGAGAGGATAGGAGTGGAGAGTTGAAGGAAATACATAAAAAAATCCTGGTGTTTGTAAAGCAATACATGTTAGAGCATGATTATCCCCCCACAACCAGAGAAATAGGGGACGGGGTAGGATATACGTCAAGCTCTACTATCTGGGGATATCTGCGGGATATGAAAGAGATAGGGTTGATTGATTATGTGGATGAATGCCCTAGAACTATAACAATACCCGGAATGCATTACACATGCGATACCAAGGATAACATTCAGGCAAGGGGGAATTAAATTGCCAGATAACAAAATGAAAAATCAATATAGTGACAATTCAGAACGCCAAAGAATGGCAGCAATAAAGGACATGGAGAAATATCCATTACCTATGACGAAAGCATTTCTCCGACCGGCATATGATAGGACTGAAATATGTCCTGATTTTTCTAGGCGTCCAAGTAACCAAAACACACATTTAGCGGAGGAACGAGAATGAAAAAATATTTGGAAAAAGAAAAAGCAATCGACACATTAGCAAGACTGTATGAGCGCATAAAAAGAGAAGAACATGACCAGGAAGCGGCTAATGGAGTTTGGCGTGCAATGGAAGCTATTGCGGCCCTGGGCGATGCGTGGATTCCCGCTTCGGAACGGCTCCCAAAGAAACCGGAAGAGAATCCAATATATGATAACAAGCCATTGGAGATATATTTAGTGTCTGTCAAAACTACAGACTGTGTGATTAGGGCATTTTGGAACGGAGCATCATTTACTGACGGGTGGGATAAACTGGACGTGCTGGCATGGATGCCATTACCGGAGCCATATAAGGAGGCAGAGGGATGATTGAAGAAGGAATCGCGAAAGACCTGTCAATGGTAGTTGAAAATGCAAAATTGATGGGATGCCAAGAGGTTAAGTCATTTAAGAATATACCACTGAAAAATGTTGAGGCTGTCATATCAGCTCTACAGAAACAGATAGCAAAAAAACCAGAGGATGAAAGGTGTTTTATTAAAGACAAAGAGAATATCGGATTGTGCCCATCTTGTGGTGAAGGGGTCAATTCAAATTATCCATATTGTGGACACTGTGGGCAGAGAATCAAATGGGATGTTGAGTGGCGCATGGAGGTAGATGGATGATAGATAGACAAGGAGCAATTGCGATATTACAGGAGCACATTAATACATACCGCTACCAAACTACAGATAAGGGATGGGCGCAAATGGTACGCACTGGAATTGTCGGAAACACGATACCTGACAAGATAGGTTTTATAGCAGAGGCGGAGAAACAGATACAGGCTTATGAGATGGCTATTAAAGCGCTGGAGAGCGGTGAAGCGGAGGAGCTTGTGGACCGGTGTCACCTGGGAAGCCCTTGTCCATACCAGATGCCCGTGTAACGCTTATAACACAGCAACGCATACCGGGACCTGATTCGCAGGACCGAGACTGTATAAAGATAGCTGGCATGGCTCTGGTGTATGCACAACCAGTAAGACCAGCAGCGGATGTGCCTATGGAGAGATAATGGAGGACCATACGGCCAGGGGGTCCGGTCTGGCGCACATCCACTATATCGTTATTTTGAAAACCAAGGAAGGAGGCCGGGCTATCCGGAGGAAAGGAGCATAGATGGAACAATTAAAACCTTGTCCATTTTGTGGAAATGAATTCCCGACATTGACGAAATGCTATGGGAACATATACATAGTAGCTTGCCCACAATGCCAAACATATTTTGGTTGTGACTGCACAGCGGGGCATGATAGAAGTAAAGAAGAAACAATAGCACGGTGGAATAGTCGTGTAAATTAACATTTTCGGGAGAACCGGAGAAAGGAATATAAAATATGAATGGAATAGGAATTGTACGTAGGGTGGACTATTTGGGGCGGATAGTGCTGCCGAAGGAAATAAGGAGGAAGTTAGGAATAAACGAAGGAACACCTATGGAAATATATGCCTCAGCAGATAGCGTTACAATAAAAAAGTATTATCCAGAAAATGAATTATCAAGTATGGCTGCCAATCTTCAAGAAGCCGTGGACGACATGTGCGTTGACTTGGGACCTAAAAAGACCGGAGATATTCGGCGGCATATCCGTGAGATTCAGAATCTTTTAAAACAGGAAAACTGAAATTTGTGCTACGAAGGGAGGTACCCGTGAGAAAGAAAGGCAGTAAGCAGTCCAAGGTCAGCCGCATCGACCGCAGCAAGGCCCTGGCCGCCCAGGCGGACGAGGCAATCAAGGAGCGTATCCGAACGGCGCCAGCCTA